ATTACAAGTTTTTAATTCAACGGACGCTTCGGGAACAAGAACTTTTTTAGAAAAAAAAGATACAAGTTTTATTACTGAATACAATGGATCTGGAGCTACTGGTTTACCAAAATTTTATGCTAATTGGAGCGAAAATACATTTTTAGTTGCACCTACTCCAGATAATACCTATCTTTGTCAACTTAATTACATAATTGATCCACCTCATTTTACTTCGACAAATAATACTTTTTTAGCTCAATACCAAGATGGTTTATTGCTGTATGGTGTACTTACTCAATGTTTTTCTTATTTAAAGGGACCTATGGATATGTACAATCTGTACAAAAGCAAGTATGATGTAAGTATGCAAGCTTTTGCAGTCCAACAAATGGGAAGAAGACGTAGAAGTGAGTATGACCAAGGGGTTCCTAGAATTAAAGTGGAATCTCCGTCACCATAAAAATTAATTAAGGAGAATATAAAATGGCAATTACAACAAACGCAATATGCAATAGCTTTAAGGAAGATATTCTATTAGGGCAAAATAATTTTAGTACATCAGCAGGAAATGTTTTTAAACTAGCGTTATATGATTCATCTGCAACTATTGGTGCAGATACAACTTCATATACTGGAGACAGTACAGCAGGACAAGTTGCTGATACAGGTCAGTACGCTCAAGGTGGTGGAACTTTAGTGAACGCATTAGTATCGGTAAACGGAACAACAGCTTTTGTTGATTTCGATGACTTATCCTTTACTGGAGTTACTTTAACTGCAAAAGGAGCTTTGATTTACAACACATCAAACTCAGACTCTTCAGTTGCAGTTTTAGACTTCGGTGGAGATAAAACAGCAACAGCAGGAACTTTTACAATTCAGTTCCCTGATGCTAACGATACACAAGCGATTATTAGAATATCGTAAGGAGGATTAAACAATGGCTTTGGTAATAAATGATAGAGTAAAAGAAACTTCAACTACAACAGGCACGGGTACATTTACCCTTGATGGTGCAGTATCTGGTTTTGAAACTTTTTCATCTGCGATTGGAAATACAAATACAACTTATTATGCAATCATTAATAGTAATGGTGAATTTGAAGTTGGTTTAGGAACTGTTGGTGCAGGTACTTTATCGAGAGATACAATTATTTCTTCATCTAACAGTGATGCTGCAGAAAACTTTACCGCAGGAACTAAAAACGTATTTGTTACACTTCCAGCATCCAAAGCCGTTATCCTTGATTCAAGTGGAAACATTATTGCAAACAATGGATCTAATTTAACAAATTTAAATGCAAGTAACCTTGCAAGTGGAACTGTAGATAATGCAAGACTAGACGCAGATCTTGCTGCAATTGGAGGATTAACTTCAGCAGCAGATAAAGGAATTCAATTTACAGGTTCAGGAACTGCAGGAACTTTTGATTTAACAACTGCAGGTAAAGCTTTATTAGATGATGCAGACGCTGCAGCACAAAGAACGACTTTAGGTTTAGGGTCTATTGCAACTTTAAATACAGTTACTTTAACAACAGATACCACTGGAGATTATGTTGCAAGTATTACTGCAGGAGAAGGTATCACAGGAGCAGCTTCTGGTGAAGGATCTACTCCAACATTAGCAATAGATTTAAATGAACTTACAACTTCAACAGCGGATGCTGATGGTGATTTTTTTGCAGTTGTAGATTCAGTAGGTGCACAGAAAAAACTTACAAAAGGCAATATAGCTATTTCAGGATTTAATAATGACAGTGGATTCATTGATGGATCTTCTTTAAATGCAGATAATTTATCTTCAGGAACAGTTCCCGATGCAAGATTTCCTGCAACACTTCCAGCGATTAGTGGTGCTAATTTAACAAACTTAGACGCTTCAGATTTGGCTTCTGGTACAGTCCCTGATGCAAGATTTCCAGCAACATTACCAGCAATCAGTGGTGCAAACTTAACAAATTTAGACGCATCCGATTTAGCAAGTGGAACGGTTCCTATTGCTAGAATAGATTTAAACTTACTAACCACTTCTACAGCAGATGGTGACGGAGACTTTTTTGTTGTTGTAGATTCTGTTGGTGCTGAGAAAAAATTAACAAAAGCAAATATTGCTATCTCAGGATTTAATAATGATAGTGGATTTACTACTAACACTGGAACGGTAACTTCAGTTACTGGAGGAAATGGTTTAACTGGATCAGTTACAACATCAGGTTCTTTAGCCGTTGGTGCTGGAACTGGTATTGATGTAGCTGCAGATTCTATTTCTGTCGATGTGTCTGACTTCATGACTAATGGTTCAAACAATAGAGTTGTTACTGCAACTGGAACAGATGGCATGAATGCAGAAGCAAACATGACATTTGATGGTTCAACTTTAGCAGTCACTGGTGCTATAACAGCAACAGGTGATATCACAGCTTTCTTTACTTCAGATAGAAATTTAAAACAAAATATTGTTAATATTGAAAATTCATTAGATAAAGTTTCTCAATTAAATGGTGTTTACTATAATTGGACTAAAGAAGCTCTAGAAAAAAATAAACATTTAGTAGATGAAAAAGAAGTTGGGGTAATTGCACAAGATGTAGAAGCAGTTTTACCTGAACTTGTAGCTACAAGAGAAGACGGATCTAAAGCAGTTAGATACGAAAGACTTTGTGCAGTATTAATTGAATCTATCAAAGAACTTAAAAAAGAAATAGACACACTAAAAACAGGAGCCTAATTTATGGCTTTTGCTGTTAACGCATATTCAGAGACACCCTTCTCAGCTGAACCTTCAGATAATACTATTGTAGTATCAGGTTTACAAATTACTGGTGCAACAGGGTCAATTATCATTACAGGGGAATTAGGTGTTAATGTTTTTCCTACAGGTCAAAGTTTAACTGTTACAAACATAACAACCATACAAGATACTTTAACAGCTTTTGGTGAAGCTCCTTTTGCCACTCAAAGTCCAGATACTTTTTCACCTGTTAATGTTATTACAACAGGTACTGCAGACATAGCTCTTACGGGAATACCTTTAAACATTGTTACAGGTAATGAAATTCCAGCAGGTAATGCTAATGTGTCTGTAACTGGAATTAATTTAAATAGTTCAGTAGGTGAAACTTATGCAGCATCTTTAGTAACTGTAGAGGTTACTGGAATACCTTTAACTTCATCTATCGGTGATGAAACAGCATTTACAGATGTAACTTTTTCTGTAACAGGACAACAATTAAATTCTCTTATAGGTAACGAAACAGCATTTACAGATGTCGATGTAACGGTTACGGGAAATAGTTTAGATTCAACAATTGCAGATGTATCTGTGACAGGAACAGCAAATCTTTCTTTAACAGGAATTCCTTTAACTACAGCAGTTGGAACTGTAGATCATAATTCAACTTATACTGTTTCGGGAGAACAATTAACTACTGCAATAGGACAAGCAGAAGCAGATGACGCAAGTGCTGAAATTACTGGAATTGGTCTTACAACATCTATAGGTACAGTCAAACTTATTGTTTGGTCAGAGGTGGATACAGGAACTGATGTAAATTGGACTGAGGTTGATATTGCAGCTTAGAAAGGGTAAAATGGTAAAGGACTAAAAATATGGCATCAAGTTATTCAACAGATCTTAAACTCGAACTTATGGTCACTGGCGAAAACGCTGGTACATGGGGAGACAAAACTAATACTAATTTAAATTTAATACAACAAGCGATCGCAGGTTATCAAGAAGTATCCATAGCAGGTGGAGCACAAACTACTGCTTTAGCTATGACAGATGCAACAATATCCAATGCAAGAAACGCAGTAATTAAATTTACAGGAACTATTACAGGAAATCAAATTGTAACGATCCCAGATTCAATTGAAAAAATATATACACTAGTTAACGGAACTTCAGGAGCATTTACAGTACAATTTAAAACTGTATCTGGATCAGGCCCTACTTTTTCTGCTACAGAAAAAAATGTTATGTTAGTTTATTCTAATGGAACAGACATTGTAGAAATGTCAAATCAACTTGCAGGACAAGTCATAGGAACAGATATTCAAGCTTATGATGCAGAACTTTCTGCTATTGCAGCATTAGCAACCACGGATAGTAATTTTATTGTTGGTAACGGTTCAACATGGGTTGCAGAATCTGGAGCAACAGCAAGAACTTCTTTAGGTTTAGGCACAGCTAACAATGTTCAATTTAATGATGCTCAGTTGGATTCATTAGGTGTTGGAACAGCTGCCTCTGGAACTACAGGTGAAATTAGAGCAACAAACGATGTTACTGCTTTTTATTCTTCTGATGTTGCACTAAAAGAAAACATTGTAAATATTCCTAATCCACTTGAAGCAATTAAAAAATTAAATGGTGTATTATTTGATTGGAAAAAATCTTATATGGATCAAAGAGGTGGTGAAGACGGTTATTTTGTTAGAAAAAAAGATGTCGGAGTTATAGCTCAAGAAGTAGAAAAAGTTTTACCAGAAGCCGTAGCACAAAGACCAGATGGAATTAAAGCTGTTAAATATGATAGACTTACTTGTTTACTGATTGAAGCAGTTAAAGTATTATCTGATAAAATACAAAAGTTTGAGGAGAAAAAATAATGACAGTTCCTACTACAAACGTTGGATTAACAAGCATCCAAACCGAATTCGGTGGTTCAAATCCAATCGCAATTTCTGAATACTATGCGGGTGGATCTTTTGTTCCTGGTGGAACATCGGGGCCTTTTGGTAGTATTCCATCATCAGGACAAATTTCTTTCGGAGTATTTAGAGGCACTGTAAAAGTTATTCCACTTGATTTCTTAGTCATAGCTGGAGGCGGTGGTGGCGGAAGCAACAATTATGGTGGTGGAGGTGGTGCTGGTGGTTATAGAACATCAAGTCAATCAATAGCTAGTGGAACAGTTGTTACTGTATCCGTTGGAAACGGTGGTGCTGCTGGAACAGGTCCATCTGCTGGTACTAACGGTGGAACTTCTTCAATTTCAGGTACAAGTGTAACAACAATAACTTCTGCTGGTGGTGGCGGAGGTGGTGGCGTTGCAGGGCCAGGACTTAATGGTGGTAGTGGTGGCGGAGGTTCTGGTTTTCCTGGTGGTCCAGGTGGATTAGGAAACACTCCAGCTACAGTACCTAGTCAAGGTTTTAATGGTGGAAATGGTGCTGGTGGACACGCTCCTGCGGGAGGTGGTGGAGGTGCTGGAGAAGCTGGAAATACTGATGGCGTTGCACAGGGTGGAGATGGAGCAGCATCTTCAATAACTGGTTCTTCTGTTACAAGAGCAGGTGGTGGAGGCGGAAGCGGCCCATCTCCTGGTTCAGGTGGTGATGGTGGAGGTGGTAATGGTGGTAGTTCTACTGGTACTCCTGGTACAGCAAATACTGGTAGTGGAGGCGGTGGTGTAAATAGTGGTACTGCTGGTGCAGGTGGTTCAGGAGTTGTTATAGTAAGTGTACCAACTGCAAATTATTCGGGAACTACAACTGGTTCACCGACTGTTACAACATCAGGATCAAATACAATAATGCAATTTAATGGATCAGGGAGTTACACAGTATAATGGCATCATTTGCAAAAATAGATTCAAATGGAAAAGTAACACAAGTGGTTTCAGTAGCTAATCAAGTATTGCATGATAGTAATGGAGTAGAACAAGAAGAAATAGGAATTCAATTTTTAAAAAATTTATATAATGAACCAGACGCTATTTGGAAACAAACTTCTTATAATACAATGCATGGTGTACATAATTTAGGAGGTACTCCATTTAGAAAAAATTACGCAGGTATAGGTTACACCTACGATTCACAAAGAGATGCTTTTATTCCTGAAAAACCATATAATAGTTGGATTTTTAATGAAAATACTTGTAATTGGGATGCACCAGTAGCATATCCTACGGATGGAAATATGTATAACTGGAACGAAGAAAATCAAAATTGGGAGTTGCAAAATATTTAAAATAATATAAGACATAGTTAGAAGTGTCGAAAGTAACAAAAATTAAAAAACATAAGTATGAAAATTCATCTTGGAATTTTGAACTAGATCAAGTTAATCTTTATGCTTTTTGGAAAAATCTTTTTTCTAAAGAAGAATGTGAAACAATCATCAATATAGCAAAAGATAAAGGTTTAATTACAGGGAAAACAAGAGGAGATGTAAAAGATGTTAGAGATTCTAAAATATCTTGGTTACACCCTGCTGATGGTATAGATTGGGTATTTAGTAGAGTAACGGGTATTGTACTTAATCTTAATGAAAGATTTTTTAAATTTGATTTATTTGGAATAAACGAAGGATTTCAATTCACTAATTATAAAGCACCATCTGGAAAATATGGAAAACATGTTGATAGAGGATTAAATATGCCAGTTAGAAAATTATCTATATCTATTCAACTCACAAATCCTGAAGAATATGAAGGAGGAGAACTTTATTTATATGAAGATGATAAACCAATTTCTATGGATAAATCACAAGGAACATTAGTATTATTTCCTTCTTACGTAGTACATGAAGTAATGCCAGTAACTAAAGGGGAAAGAAATTCATTAGTGACTTGGGTAACGGGTAAACAATTTAAATGACCCAAGCAGTTATTCATGGAATTTTTCCAACGCCTGTTTATAGGTCAGAATTAGGTAGGGAATTAACATCTTCAGAATTAACATTTGTAGATAAAATTAAAGAAGATTGTTGGGAAAGCTTTGGAAATATTACCTCTAAAAATAATTATATTCTTAATGAAAAACAATTTTCTAATATTAAAAAAGAACTAGAAGAAAAAGTACAAGATTATTTTAATAAAGTATTATCAACAACAGATAAAGTTACACCTTACATTACACAATCTTGGTTAAATTACACAATAGAAAATCAATATCATCATAAACACGAACATCCTAATTCATTAGTGTCTGGAGTATTTTATATTAATTGTGATGAAAATTTTGATAAAATTTTTTTTTTTAAA